CGACTGCGCTGGAGAGGGGGGGTCGACGTTTATCAACGAGATATCACAGATTAGTGACATGCTCGAGGATAACGACTTTCTCTCTCGCCTACAATTGTTCTGGACCCGACATATGTCCTTAGGGGTCTCGGGCCGCTCGCTCTTAGCAACGGCGGTCCGTGAGGCTGACGACTATTTCCGCCGATTCGGCGAGGTTAGCATTGTGCTTGGAGTCGGTAAACCAGTCGAAAGGGACTGGTCGAGACTTTTCAAATATGCACTAGTCGGTGAACTGGCGATGCAATTCAAGGCGGCTGCCGTTGAGTTGCGGGCTAAGTGGAACGGAGATAAGACCTTTTCTCTGTCCCCTGGTGAGGTGGGAAAACAAATCCTCCCCAGAAGCCTTCGCGTTAAGCTGCAAGGAGATTATGCACAGAAGCGTCGATTGCGACCTTCCTCTGCATATCGTCTCGAGACGGTAATTCAGGGCCTGAAGAAGGGCCTATTACCAATCCGTCCCTCCGCAATAGCTAGTTCGTTAGTCAAGCATCAGAAATGCCTGACGACCAGCTTTGAAGTGGGAGAGTCTCGCCTAGAGCGTCTCAGCCTTTTAAGTAGGGCTATCGTTCGAGGAGCAATCGGTAAGGATGACCGATGTGACGATATTGGGGTGTGCTACCACCGGTCCTTTGATGCGACCTGGCGGTGTATTAGCTGTAAGAGTACCATAGAGTACAGCTACTCCATGCGGGGGAATTTGGGATGGGTTGATGATGCTATCCATCTGAGTGAGGAAAGGGAGAAGGAAGGGTGCCCATATCAGGCACTTAAGATCTACTCCCCAGTACTCCTTGGGTACGATGACATTACCTCTCCTCTCTCTCCCCGTGCGATCTACGGACCGGATCTTGAGGCTGACTTCTATCAGAGATGTCTAGAAGTCTTGGACCAACCTCTCCAGTGTTCTGTAGTCGAACCTTACGTGATTGTGGAGCCCTTAAAAGCCAGGATCATCACGAAACCTGCAGTAGGACAATACATTGGTCTTACGGCTCTTCAGAAGACTGGTCACCGGCTTCTATTCAACCACCCATCTGGTGCCTTTAGGCCCATCGGAGAATCCTTCTCGAAAGAGGAGCTCTCAGGTGTCCTTTCGGCATGGTGCCCTCCGCACTACCAGTTAGGGACGTGGAAGTTTAGATCCGCTGACTTCAGTTCTGCTACCGACCTCTTGC